CCTCGAAGTGGCCGACCCGGAGAAGCCGTTCCAGTTCGTGCTGCAGGAGAAGGACCCGCCCTACCTGGTGGTCGTCACGACCTGCGACCCGATGGCCCGCGAAGTCGGCCGCCACCTCAACGCGGTCGCCCTCAACGCCTACGCCATCTGCCGCGAGTCCGGCGAATGGCCCGGCTACCTGCCCAACCCGATGACCGCTCTGCCCTCGTGGGTCGAGCGCCAGTACGCCTAGGAGCCATCGAATGACCAACCCTCTCGGCCAGCCCGTCCGCACCGGACGCCAGAACCAGCAAGCCCAGACCGACGAGTACGACGACGGCCCGTTCACCTTCCGGCCCGCCACCAAGGACGGCTTCAACGCCACCGTCGCCATCCAGGGCCCGTCCGGCTCCGGAAAGACGTGGACCGGCCTGTCCATCGCCAGCGGCCTCGCCGAAGGACAGCGCTTCGCTGTCATCGACACCGAGCGCGGCGCCGCAGCCCTGTACGTCAATGACCTTGACGTCACCTTCGACACGCTGCCCATGCACCGCTACGACCCGCGCGACCTCCAGAAGGCGCTCGCCGCCGCAGCCCAGGCACGCTATCCGGTCGTCATGGTCGACTCCCTCAGCCACTTCTGGAAGGGCACCGACGGCACCCTCGACCAGGTCGAGAAGGCCAAGTCCAAGTACGGCGGTAACAAGTTCGCCGGCTGGAAAGACGGCACCCCGATCCAGAACGAGATGATCGAAGCGCTCATGGCCTACCCGGGCCACGTCGTCGTGACGATGCGGTCCTACGTGCACTGGGTTCTGGAGAACGGCGCCCCGGTCAACAAGGGGATGCGCGCCGAGCAGCGCAAGGGCATCGAGTTCGAGTTCGGCGTGGCCGCCGAGATGGACGACGCGAACCGGCTCCGCTTCATCAAGTCCCGCTGCCCGTCCTTCCGGGGCCTCGTCCTGAACCAGCCGAACGGGGCCCGCGACATCGCCAAGCCCTACCTGGACTGGCTGCGCGACGGCGGCAAAGAGTTCGACGCCACAGCGTGGATTGATGCCGCCAGCGCCGACGAGGCCACCCCGGACAGCCTGCTCGCCCTCTACCGCGAGGTCGAGGCCGCCAGTGCACTCGCCACCCCGCTGATGCACCCGCAGACCGGCCAGCCGACCAGCCTCGGTGCCTTCATCAAGGAGCGCGGCATCGCACTCAAGAGCGCCCAGCAGTAGCCCGCACGCGCGAAGGCCGGCCGCGGGCGAATCGCGGCCGGCCACTCCAAGAACACCACAACCCGTTGGAGCCCGCCATGGCCCGCAAGCTCACCCCCGCCGAACGACTCGCCACCGCCGAAAAGGATCTCCTGCTGGAGGAGATCGCCGACCAGTCCTTGTGGGACCAGTTCATCGTCGAGCAGGCCGTCTTCCACTTCGGCCAGCGCCACGACGAATGGTCCTGCAACGACCTCCGCGACGTGCTGCCCGAGCTGGGCCACGGCTTCCTCGGCGCCGCCATCAACTCGCTGCGCACCGCCGGGATCATCGCCCACACCAACCGCACGGTGCCGTCCACCCAGGCCAACACCCACGCCCACCGCATCGCCGTCTGGCAGCTGACCAACAAGGGCCGCCAGATCGCCGCCAAGCGCCGGGCCGCCCGCACCGAGCAGCGGAAGGCGGCGGCGTGAAGCTCACCGGCGACACCCTCGCCGCACTCCGGGAGCGGACCAAAACTGACGGCACTCACCTCGTCCTCACCGGCCAGCGCATGGATCCCAAGCTGTACCAGCGCGTCAACGAGGTGCTGGAAGCCGTCGGCGGGCGCTGGACGAAGAATGCCCAGGCCCACGTGTTCCCCATCGACGCCGCCGACGCCATCGCCCCAGTCCTCGCGAGCGGGGAAGTCGTGACCCTCCGCGAGAAGCGCACGCAAGCCCAGTACTTCCCCACCCCCGCGCCCATCGTCGCCCGCCTCCTCGAACTCGCTGACCTGCAGCCAGGCATGGAAGTTCTCGAACCGTCGGCCGGCTCTGGCGCCATCGCCTCCGCAGCCACAACCCAGGGGGCAGCCGTCGACTGCATCGAACGCGACCCCGGCTATGCGGCAGTCCTCCTTGAGGCGGGCGCCGCCCGAACCGTCCGCGTCGCCGACTTCCTCACCGCGGCCCCCGACGCCCGCTACGACCGGATCGTCATGAACCCGCCCTTCACCCGGGGCGCCGACATCCAGCACGTCACGCACGCCCTCCGCTTCCTCAAGCCCGACGGGCTGCTGGCCGCGGTGATGTCGTGGACGGTGACTCACGACGGCGCCAAGACCGCGAAGTTCCGCGCCCTGGTCGAAGCCCGAGGCGGCGCCGTCGAAGCCGTCCCGGCAGGCGCGTTCAAGGAGTCCGGCACCGACGTCCCCACCGTCCTCATCACCATCCCGGCAATCCGGCCGGCGGATGCCAAGCCGGTCGTCTGGCCAGCGCGCGAAACGCCGCAGAAGCCGGACGAGGAGTTCCAGTCGCCCGGCGAGATCCTCGACGAAATCCGGGCCAACCTCCGGGAAGCCATGGCCGAGTTCGACGCCTTGGCCGAACTCCTCGCGCAGCCCATCTCGGCACCCGCGGACCAGCAGGCGGACGTAGTCGAGCTGCCCGCCACACGCGAGGGGCAGCTCTCCTTCGACGGGCTCGGGGAGGCGTCGTGAACCCCGACCTGTACGGCGCGTGGCTCACCGCCGGCAACAACCTCCAGCCGGTCGGGGCGTGGCTGGCCGGCTGGTGGCCCACCCTCGCCATCGCAGCCGTCGCCGCCACCGTCATCGGGTGGGCCTGGTGGCCCACCCGCACCGACTACCGCACCCGCAACGACCAGCGGGCCGCGATCCGCATCACCGGCTTCCAGGAGCGGCCCGAACCCGGGCAGCCCGGCACCAACCAGGAGCTGCTCGACACCTGCCGGGCCATCGCACACGCCACCCAGACCGCCCGGAAGGAGGGCCGATGACCACCGCCGTCCGCGAAGCCCCCCACCACGAGACCCTCACCTGCTACGCCAACTACGGCTGCCGGCGTCCCGAATGCGTGGAACGGAAGCGCGCCTGGGCCCGCCAGCGAGACCGCGGCCTGCGTGCCGGAACCTGGCAGCCCCGTATCGACGCCGCGCCCGCCCGAGCCCACCTCCAGCAGCTCATCGAAGCCGGCCTCACCCAGCAGTCCATCGCCGACACCATCGGCGTACCCCGGCAGTCCATCAGCGACTTCTTCCAGCACCGCAACAGCCGTCGCGGGATACGCCACAGCACCAGCCCCGAACTCGCCGAGAAGATCCTCGCCGTCCGCCCGGACACCATCACGGCGGGCCGCGTAGACGCCACCGGAACTCACCGCCGCATCCAGGCTCTTGTCGCCGCTGGCTGGCCTCTGGTGCACATCGGCCCGCAACTCGGCATGCACAGGCAGCGGCCCGAACAGATCCTCCGCGTCGACCGCATCTACGTCTCCACCCGCAGCCAAGTCGCCGAAGGCTACGAACGCGTTCAGCGCATGCGGCCCGAGCGACGCGGCGTACCCAAAGACAAGATCCGCCAGAGCAAGAACCGCGCCGAAGCGCTCCGCTGGCCCACCCCGAGGTACTGGGCGCGATACGCGGACGCTATCGACGACCCGCACTTCGAGCCCATGTACGGCCGCACCCGCGGGGAACTCCTCGCCGCCGACGCCCGCGAACTCCAGACCTACGGCATCAGCGTCGAGCAGGCCGCTGAACGCCTCGGCGTGACGAAGGCCCATCTCTACCAGGAGTTGCTGCGGCACCCCGAAGCCACCGAGCCGGCCGTCGACGCCGAACTCGCCGCCTAGGACATGACAACGGCCCCGCAATGCGGGGCCGGAGGAGAGACGAGAGGAGGAGGGGACGTGGAGACGCTAGGACTTCGGCAGCGGGGCGATGCGCGCCACCCACTCGCGGGTGAAGCCGGTCAGCTTCGCCATGTGCGACGGGCCCTTCTTGGCGGCGCGACCCTCGATGAGCAGCTCACGGAGCTCGTCGTCGGCACGCTTCAGGGCTTCTTCGGCGCGGGCCCGCTTCTTAGCGGCGGCCTGAATCCTCTCGTCCAGCTCGTCCATGTTGCACATAGTGACACACCGATCTGTGGTCGCGCTACGCCTCCGCGCATTGTGAACGCGAGCCGCGAACGCTATTCTCGTTCTCATGAATCAGCTGCACCTGCCGCCGCGAGCCTTCGATGCGCAAGCCGTCTGGTTGGAAGCGGTCACCGCCGAGGAACGAGAGCTGGCCGCCACCTACAACACGGCCCTATATCGCTTCTACGACGCGAGCAACGCCCTGCTGTACGTGGGCATCAGTCGCAGTCTTCCCGACCGCTGGAACTGGCATCGCTGCCGAACGGACTGGTACGCCCGCGCCCACTCGGTTGCACTGTCGTTCTACCCGAGCCGTCGCGACGCCTTCCGCGCCGAAGCTGCGGCCATACGCACGCAGCACCCGCAGTTCAACATCCTCCGCAGCAGGACTCGCAGCGTGTACCCGTCAGCCGACGACCCGAACTGGGCGCCGCCGCAGCCCGAGTTTCCGAGTGGGAGCTGATTCGGGGTTCGCGCCAGCCGCGAAACCGACCGCCCTAGAGGCCCTGGTTCCGCGCGCCCAGAAGCCCCCGATCACACCGTTTGAAAGAAGCCCCGATGCCCTGGTTCAGGATCGACGACAAGGCGCACTCCCACCCGAAGCTGATCAAGGCTGGGAACGCTGCGCTCGGTCTTTGGCTGCGCTGTGGCGCCTACGCGGCGCAGCACCTGACCGACGGCATCGTGCCCGGCGTTGTCGCCGAGCTGTACGGCACCAAGCCCCAGGCGACCAAGCTCGTCAAGGCCGGCCTGTGGCACGAACACGGCCACAGCTGCCGGCACGGCTGCCCCGACCCGGCCCCCGGCGACTACGTCTTCCACGACTTCCTCGACGACGGCCGCAACACCTCCCGCGCCCGCCACGAGGCCGAGAGGAAGAAGGCCCGGGAGCGCCAGGCGAAGCACCGCGAGGGGGGCCGCGAGACCCAGAACGGCGGCGAAAAAGAGGAAAAAACGAGGGACTTTACCTTCGATTCTTCCTCGGAAAAAAGTGAAAGTGCTCCGGAAAATTCTCAAAGTTCAGACGGAGGTGCAGGTCAGGGCCATGAGTCACGGCGTGACGCTTCCGTCACGGGTATCCATGCCGCTGCCACTCCTTACCCCAGTACTTCCTACGGAAGTACTGGTGCTGCTGCAGAGCAGGCGCGCGAGCCCGAGGAGTACCGCAGCTACGACAGCCTCGCCGAGCTGAAGGCCGCCATTGCCGCAGCAGGACTCCGTGGCGTCGGCTGGGACTTCCAGGCCTCGCAGATCGAATACACGCGACAGGCCATGGAGCGCGTCGGCATCGAAGCCATGGTCATCCACGCGGCCAACAGCGCCGCATCGAAGGGCCTTCCTGCCAGTGCCTCCGCATGGATCAAAGGCTGGCGATCCCTTGAGCCCGAAGCCCCGCAATCCGCCCAGCAGTTGCCGGCCGCCGTGGGCGACAACGTCCTCCGCTTCCAGGCCGGACCCCAGCGGCCCGCCGTCTCAGACGTCCGTTCCCAGGCAGCCATTGACGCCGGCCGCCGACTCCAAGCACTCGCCGACGCACAAACCCAGGAGGACCAGTGATCAGCTACGAAGAAGCCGGGCGACTCCTCGCCCTCGCTGCAGCCCGGGACCAGCGAACCGTCGGTGACGCCGACGTCCTCGCCTGGCACGCCGACTTCAACGCCGCCGGCCTGTCCTACGCGGACGCAGATGCCGCCCTCACGCGCTTCTACGCGGTCGAGATGGCCAGCCTGAAAACCGAGGACCGGCGCCGGATCACCACTCCCGACGTCATCAGCATCGCCCGCAAGATCCGCAGCGAGCGGCTGGCTAACTTCGTCTACGACCCGCCCCCGGGAGACGACGACCCGAACTATCTCGCCCGCCTCCGCGGCCAGCTCGAATCCACCGCAACCGGTCAGCGCCTGGCGCTCACCGAACTGCCCGCGCTCGAAGGCGGCCCGCATCCCAGCGTCGCCAAGGCACTCGCAGCGATCGGGCAGAGCGTGCCCGACGGCGAGACGGCAGATTCCGAGGTCGACTCGGTGCGCAGGGCCGGCCCGCTCGGAACCGTCTGCCCCAAGTGCTCCGCCGCGATAGGCCGCCCGTGCCGCACCCCTGGCGGCAAGGAGCGTGCCCCGCACCCCGCACGCAAGGGCGAGACGTCCGATCCGGAGCAGGAGCGCGCTGAGATCGAACGCCGCAGGGCGGCATCAGCGGCGACACTCCGTCGCCTCGCCGACGATGCGGGGGCTGCGTCATGAAGGCCAGTGACCCCCGCATGGACCTCGTCGTCTGCGAATTCGCCCGCATGCACTACGAGGGCGGCCAGAACGGCATTGAGATCGCCGAAGGCTGGATCGTCGCCTGCGTCAGTGCGGTGCTCGCCGTGCAGAAGGGCCGGGCTGAAGACCCGATGGCCTTCCCCGGGTACGGCGACGGCACCCCGGAGGAGACCGCACGTCGGATCATCGCCCGCCTGCTGGATGCAGGTTGGCGGCCTCCGGACGCCGAGTGCCTCGACCTGCCAGAGATCCCGGAGGCTGCCTCGTGACCGCCGACTGGGAGCCCGAGGTCGAGGACATCAAGGCGATGCGCGCCGAGAGCGGCGGCGCGGACTTGCGGGCGTTCATGCGGGCGCAGATCGCCGCTGGGAAGTCCCGCCGCGAACCGAAGTCCAAGCCCGCGGTGTTGAAGCCGCCTGGTCACCGTCCAGGCGCCTGGCCGACTGGCACGTCCCCGCCCGGCCCGCCTCCGGACTGGTCCATCCCGAAGCCCGTCTGGGATGCGGCCGTCCGCCACTACCGCAACGAAGAGTCCCGACCCGACCAGCCCTGCGACTGCGGCAACTGCCCACCCGAGGAGACCCGATGACCCTTCACGCCGGTGCCCCGATGCCCGAGTCCCTGCGGCATTTCATGCGCGCCAAGCAGGACCCGGCCCGCGCTGTCCCGTGCCCGCACTGCGGGGTGGCCGCGCACAAACCGTGCCGCCTGCGCACCTCCGGCCGACTCCTGACCGAGCCGCATCCGCAGCGCCGGTCCGCGTGGGCTGAGGCCACGGCCTGCTGCCCGCAGTGCCAGGTCACCCCCGAGGTTCCGTGCCACGAGGACGGCCGGGCCCGCCACACCGTCCACGCCCGCCGCTACCAGGAAGCCGAGGCCACCGCCGCATGAACGCCTGGCACGCCAACAAGGCGACCTGGTCGACCGCTGACGACTCTGACATCGACTTCGTGGTCGAGCACCGGCTCCCCGACTGGGGGCTCACCCGGCTCGGCCGCCGCATCGCCGCCCGTCGCCTTGCCGAACAAGACGCTCCCGTCGACGAGGTTGCCGAACTCATCGGCGTGGACCGCCGCACCGTCTGGCGCTGGCGCGCAGAAGACCGAACCACAACCACCGCCGCCTGACCCGCCCCACCAACCCGAAGGAGCACCCCATGACCGTCTACCGCGTCGAGTTCGGCCCCGCCTGGCCCGTCCCGCCGATCACCGTCGACTTCGCCGACCGCACCGCGGCCACACGCGCCGTCGCAGAGCACGCCATCCCGCACCTGACGCCCACGCTCGCCGAGAAGGGCCGCCTCGAGTTTGCCGACTGCTTCTTCCAGACCGACGCCGAGCTGACCGTCGGCCAGTTCATGTGGCTCGACCTCGCGGCCGGACGCGGCGCCCGCTTCTGCCCGGCCCGGCTGACGCCGGCCGACGACCAGGACGACGTCATCTGCGGTGACGAGAACGACGGCGACTGGTGCGAACTGGAGCCCGGCCACGAGGGCCACCACCGCGCCGACACCGTCGAGTGGGCCCGCGAAGACGCCGCCACTCCCGCCCCGTGAATGCCGCGAGCTGGGCGCGATCGACCCGCGCCCAGCTCTGCCCCGCACCCTACCCGCGCACCGAGGAGCAACCCATGCACAGCAATCACCGGAACGGAGCAGGCGCGTGAGCCTTCGAATCGGCTCCCTGTTCACCGGCACCGGGGCCCTGGACCTGGCCGTCATGGACGTCTACGACGCCGAAGTGGTCTGGCACTCCCAGTACGAGCCGCCCGACAAGAACGGCAAGGAAGACCTCAACCAGTACGCGGCGAAGATCCTCGCCCGGCACTGGCCGAAGGTTCCCAACCTGGGCGACATCACCAAGGTCGACTGGCAGGCCGTCCTCGATGAGCACGGGCCGATCGACATCCTCACCGGCGGCTTCCCCTGCCAGGACGTCTCCTCGGCGGGCCGCCGCGCCGGCCTGACCGCCGACTCCCGCTCCGGACTGTGGGCGCACATGGCCCACGCCATCCACGAACTCAACCCACGATTGGTGATCATCGAAAATGTCGAAGGGCTCCTCTCGGCACCAGCCGCCAGTGACATGGAACCCTGCGCGTACTGCGTGGGAGACGGACATTCTGGGCCTCTACTGCGAGCATGCGGAGCCGTTCTTGGCGACCTGGCCACACTCGGGCTCGATGCGGAGTGGGGTCGCTACGGGGCGGACGAAGTCGGCGCCCCCCACCGCCGCCGCCGCATCATCATCCGCGCGTGGCCGGCTGTTCAAAACACCAACCGCGAACCTGGGGATCAATGGCGGATCGCAGCACCCGGACAGGCGGATAGCCGGGGGACACGGTCCGAACCTGGCGGACGAGGTGGAGCATCTCCTGCCGACACCGGCCGCTCGGGACTGGAAGTCGGGGGAGTCGAACCTGATGGATCGGAACTCCCGGCCGTTGAACGAGGTCGTCGTCAACCTGCTTCCGACACCGGCGGCCTCGATGCCGAACGACGGGGAGTCGCTGGAGTCCTGGGAGGCCAGGCGGCAGCGGAACCTGGCGAAGGGGATCAACGGGAACGGGCAGGGCACGCCGCTCGCGATAGCCGTGAAGCTGCTGCCGACGCCGATGGCCGGGGATTCCAAGGGCACCAGGAACGCGACGGCGGGCCGGAAGACGGACAACCCGAACGTGAACTCGGGCTGGACCCTGTCGGACGTGATCCACGACGGGCAGCTGTCGAACCCGCTTGCCCCACCTGCGGATGCGGCGAGTGGATGCACGACGCTGGGGGCTTCTGCGCTGGCTGCCATGAGTGCACCGACCCCGAACTCGGGCGGCCTGGTGAAGTTGCTGCCAACTCCGGATACCGGCATGAGTCCCAACGGCCATGGGCGACGGGGCGGCAAGTCCGGGAACGGACATCAGTCCGGAGCGTCGTTGGACAACATCGCGAGGGAACTCCTGCCGACGCCAACAGCGTCGGATGCCGAGAGGACGTCCTCGGCCTACGGCCGGGGCAACCCGACCTTGACTGGGGCGATTACGGACCCGCAATCCGGCGCTGGGAGCGAGTCCTCGGACGACGAGCCCCTTGGCCAACCGACCTTCTGGGACGACTGAGCGCCGTCTTCACCGAATGGATGATGGGCCTTCCTGACGGCTGGGTCACCGACACCCCCGGCCTCCCGAGGGCAGCCATGCTCCGCGCCCTCGGCAACGGCGTCGTCCGCCAGCAGGCCGCCTACGCCCTCCGCGACCTCCACGCCCGCGCCGCCACGGACAGCGGCGAAATCGCCGCCTGACCGCCGCANCCCCAGCCGGCCCCGCCCTGCCCTGACTGGGGACCGGTGGCGTGGAAACCGCCTGACCGGCCCGCATCCCACGCCCGCCCACCCCACCCGGGCCGTACCCACTGTCCCTGCCAGCCCTGGAGCCCCACATGACCACCGTCGTCCGGCGTCTCCGCGACTCCGCGAAGGTCTGCCCCCACCACATCACCGCCCCCGGCGAAGGCCCGCTCCGCTGCGAACTCGACGTCGACCACGACGGCCTGCACGCCCACGAGTGCATGCGCTGGGGCAGCCAGCACAGCGACCGCCCCGCCACCGCCCGCACCGCGACCTGAGGAGCAGCACCCGTGATCCGCGAGACCAAGTTCCTGATCTCCCGCAAGCCGTTCGCCGTCGACCTCGACAGCTTCCGTATCAAGTTCTACGAGGCAGGCAAGTCCGGCCTGGCATCCGTCGACGCCGTCTGGTTCCGCCGCCGCAGGGGCGTCACCGTCGCCTGCATCGGCAGCCTCCACACCTGGGAGCGTGAGGAGCCCGCAAGCGCTACGGCGTTCCTGGAGGCCTACACCGACGGACGCTACGGCGGCGATTGCGTCGGGCGTTGGGACGGCTCGTCGTACTGGGGCAACGTCCCGCTCGCCGTCCAGGAACAGCACCTGGCCGTGCTGCGGCCGATGCTCGCCAACTTCCCCGCGGTCCCTGCCGGATACGACGGCTGGTGGACCTTCCAGCCCGCCCCGTGACCCACCCCGCACGCACGGGCCCGTGGCGTTGGAGTCGCCGCGGGCCCGAACCCGAAGGCTTCCACACCCACCGGAGGAACCCATGTCGTACATCGCCCCGGACTTCATGACCCACGCCGCACCCGAAGCGATCGAGCACGCCATCCGCGAAGCCGAAGCCACCAGCCAGCGCTACGCCAAGAAGGCGTCCGTCCTGCGCGGCCTGCTCGCCACCCGCCACGACCAGATCGCCGCCGGCACGTGGCCGCCGAAGACCGACACCCCGTCCGCCTGACCCCACCGTCCGCCGGCTGCCTGTATCCCGGACAGCCGCACACCCCGGAGAAAAAACCCATGACCCAGCCCGACCCGACCGCCGCGTCGAGTGACCACATCGGCCGCTCGTTCCCCGGCATGCGCAACGACATCGAAGCCGCCTGCCCCTGCCCGAAAGCCGCATGCGGGCTCGTGATCCAGGACGAGGTCACGGAGGCATGCGGGCAGCATCACTGGTCGGCGGCGAAGACGATGCGGCAGTCGCATCCGGCGGCCGAGTGCCCCGTCTCGCCTGCCGGGCAGGCGCCCACCACCGACCAGGCTGAAAACGCGGCGCTGTGGGGCGAGCTCCACCGCCGTGACGCAGAGACCGACCAGGCGCACGCGGACGCCGAGCCCGCCACCGACCAGACCGCGCCGCGCGTCGTCGCCTACCGGTCTCCAGGCACCCGCACCCTGTACTGCGTCATCTGCGCCCGGCAAGAGGAAGGCTGGACGCCGCTTACCGCCGACAAGGTGCGGGAGGGCGCGGTGTGCGACTTCTGTGGTGGCCGGGTTCTGGCTGTCGCTTCTCGAATGCTCGGTTCCGTCGTCGCCAGCTACGTCGACGCCACCGACCAGACCGCGCTCCGTGACCGCATCGCCGCCGCCATCTGGGAGCGGCAGAACCCGGGCCGCCGCTGGGCGGACTGTGAGTACCGGTGGCAGGCGGATGCCGAGGCCGACGCCGACGCGGTGTTGTCCGTGCTGCCCGCGAGCGTCGACCGGGCCTCGGTCCTCGCCGAAGTCGAGTGCGTGGTCCGGACCGAGATCAGCAACTGCGGCTACCCGTTGGACGCGGGCTGCGACTACTGCAACGGCGTGACCACCGTGCTGGAGAAGGTCCGCCGCCTCGCCGCCCCGTCTGCCGTTGTGGTGCGCCGCGCAACCGACGAAACGCCAGGCGAGGCGGAGCCGTGCACATGCGGCGGCACCTTCCCGCTCAACCACCTCCACGCCGACACCCACCAGCCCGCCGTCGGGGCGCAGCAGCCGAAGGAGACCCGGCCGTGACCCTCGCCGACCGCCGTACCGCCGCCCTCAACGCGCTCGCCCACCGGACACCACCCGACCGGCAGTACTCCCCCGGGGAGACCCAGCCGTCCGGCGACCTGCCCGACGACCCGGGGCAGGCGGCGGTCCACCTCGCCGCGACGCGCTGGCTGGACGACGGGGGCGGGTCGTGATTGCCGAGGCGCCCGCGCGACCGCCGTGCGCGTGGCTCAGCGCCCGTCTCCGGGCCTCAACCCCGCTACAGGCCCTCCCGGAGGGTCGAGACGCTCACAGAGGCTCTCAGGGCCCTTCACGGCCCTCGCCCGCATGGGCCCAACCCGAACAGGACGCCGCATGACCGAGCCCTATCGAGTGCTGATCACCGGGAGCAGGGACTGGCAGAAGGTGGAAGTCGTCCGCTTCGCCCTCGACTACGCGTTCTGCGAGGCCGCGCACACCGGCCGCCCGCTGACCGTTGTTCACGGAGCCTGCCCGCGAGGGGCGGACGCACAAGCCGCCGACTACGCCAACTACCTGATCAGCCGCGACCTGCCCGTCAAGACCGAGCCGCACCCCGCGAACTGGCACATCAACGGCAAGCGGGCCGGGTTCATCCGCAACGCCCACATGGTCAACCTCGGCGCGGACGTCTGCCTCGCCTTCATCAAGGACGGCAGCCGAGGAGCCAGCCACACCGCCGCCCTCGCCGAGCAGGCAGGCATCGAGACACGGAGGTGGACCGCATGACCGCACCCGCCCGCCGCCGGCAGCCCCGCTACGTCAACCGCATCGCCCTAGCCCTGCTGGACTTCAGCTTCCGCGGCAAAATCCCCGCCCTCGTCATCGCCGAAGCCCTCGAAGAGAAAGCCCGCCGCGAAGGCCGGCCACTACCACCACGGGAAGGGGGGCGGCCGTGACCGCACCCTCCAGCAGCCCGCGCGGCGAACGCGCCGGCCGACCCGGCGCCCACTGGGACACCGTCCTCGTCCGCCGTGAACGCGTCATCGACGAAACCAGCGGCCCCGACATGAACCAGCCCGTCGAACCCCCACCCAACCGCGCCACCCGACGCGCCCTCGCACGCAAAGCACGGAGGACAACCGTGAACAACCCCGCCGACAACGGGCCCAGCGTGCGGGAAGCCGCCGCCGATGACCGCGCGCACTGGGCCGACAAGTACGCAGGAGAAGGGGCATGACTGAAGCGCTTTGCAAGATTCCGGAGTGTGAGCGCAAACGCTCAGCCAGGGGATGGTGCAACCTCCACTATCAGCGCTGGAGGAAAGGCACTCTGTCTCGACCTGATCCCTTTGGCTCATATCGGCCTCGCCTCACCTTGCCAGAGCGACTGTGGAGCAACGTCGAGAAAGACGCCAATGGGTGCTGGAACTGGCAGGGAACCAGAAGGAGAAAGGGGTATGGCCAGATCTCCGCTGAGGGCCGAGTTGTCTCAACCCACCGCCTGGCGTACCGCCTAGCGCACGGCGAGATTCCCGATGGGATGGTCGTTCGACATCGCTGCGACAATCCTCCGTGTATAAATCCAGACCACCTGGAAGTAGGTACGCACGCCGACAATAGCCGCGACATGGTCGAGCGTGGTCGGATGGTCAACTGCAAAGGCGTCAGTATTCACTGCCCCCATGGTCATCCGTTCGATGAGGAAAATACCTACTGGTGGAACGGTGCGCGGCAGTGCAAGACCTGCAAGCGGGTTGACCTTGTTCGCAGGCGGTCTCAGCAGCCCCGCTTGCGCCCGTCGCCGCCGACGGGGGCCGAGCGAGCGGCTCTACGGCGCGAGGCAGCAGACCTCCATGGGCGTGGCTGGACGCAGGCCGAAGTCGCACGAGAGATCGGCTACTCGAAGCAGTTCGTGAGGACACTCTTGACCGAGCAGGGCATAGCTACTCGGCCGCGCAACTACCGTCGCCTGGACGTCGACAAGGCGGGGGAGTGACCGGTCGGCGGACACGGCTGAGCGCCCCCGCCTACGAGACGAGGGCGCTCAACTGGACGGGCTAAAGCTCCGTCAACTGGTACGGCTCCGGAAGATCCGGCATCGGCACCTGGAGCACCGTGCCGAGCATCGCCCGAGCCGTCAGCTCCCACTCGGCCACCGGGCGGTTCGCCGGCTTCACGAAGAACACGGAGTGGCCGCCGCGCACGTAGGCGCCACCGGTGAATCCCGGCTCGCAGTCCATCTCGTTAACGCCCACACCGAACTCGGAGAGCAGCTGGTCGAGCGAGGCGTACATGAGGTGGGCCGCGGTGGGCGTGACGTATGACGCAGGCGCGTGGGCAGCCTTGCGCAGTAAGGTGTTCATCCAGACCTCTTCTCTAGCGGGGAGTGGTTGCTGATCAGCCAGTTCGCGCTGGCTGGTGGAACGAGCCCGGTGTTCGCGCACCGGGCCGTTCGCGTTTCGGGAGCCTCACACGTGAGGCCACTCGGGCGGCAGGGGACCACATAGAACCTGCACACCGTTGCCGCCGGGCCGGGAATCAGCGCGGCAGGACCTCGTCGAGGTACGCCTGCACCGGCTCGAACAGGCCGTAAGGGACGTACTCGGGGATCTCGGCGAGGGAGACCCAGGCGATCGCATCCAGCTCGTCAGCGTCGGCGACGTGCGCCTCGCCGGAGATCGGCTCGCACGCCGTGTAGGACATCAGCCGGCCGGTCTTCGGGTGCACGCGCTCGCCGAGCAGGCGGATCGCCTTCACCCTCAGCCCCGTCTCCTCGCTGGTCTCGCGGACCGCAGCCTCGGTCGCCACCTCTCCCGGCTCGATCGCGCCCGCCGGGAACTGCCACATCAGCTCGCCCTCCGAGATGCGGCGGCGCACCATCAAGACGCGACCATCGGCGACGATGATTGCGGCGGAGATGCCCGGCTTCTCGGTGGTCGTCTCGGTCGTCATGCGGCGGCCTCCAGGGCGCTCAAAATGGGCGGGTAGATCTGGTCTTGCGGAATGAAGCGGGTCAGTGCCGAGCGCGGAACCCAGGTCACGTCGACGTTCTCCAGCGGGTCGAGGTTCTGCGCCTCACCGGCCAGGTGATCGGCGAGGAAGTACGTCGCGACGACGCCGGTCACGGGATGGACGCGTTCGCCGAGCCGCTCACGCACGGTGCAGTGCACGCCGGTCTCGCCGTGTGTCTCCTGTACGGCGATCGTCTCCGGGGCGGCGCCCGGCTTGACCATGCCGGCCGGGAACTGCCAGCGCAGCTCGCCGTCCCCGCGCCGGCACACCAGCAGTACTTGGTCTCCGCGTAGCACGACGGCTATCGCTACCCGCAACGCCTGCGCGGTCATGCGCGGCTCGGCGGACCGCATCAGAAGCGCGAACCGTCGCTGCACCGCCTCACCTGCCTGTTCGTATGCCGTGTCGAGGATCTGCTGAACCTCGGTTCGATGGGTCATCTCCGGCGCTTGGTGCCACCGGGTGATGGTGCGCGGGGAGATCCCGAGGCGTTCGCCGAACGCCTCGTTCGTCATCCGCATCGCCTCCTGGAGGAGGCATGCTGATCGGCCTGTCCAGCTGCCGACGACATCCACTCTGCTGCTCCCGTGCTCGTTTCGCTCGGGTCTGGCGGGGCGGCGACGGGTTGGTGTCGCCGCGGTGTCTAGCTAGGCGTCTTCTGGCTTTTCGGTGTCGGGGGAGTGTCCTTCTGCCGCGCCCGCGCGAGGCGTTGACTCGGCGGCATGGTCAGTCTTCCGACGCTTCGAGCTGCGCCCTTTGGCGATGGCTTCCGCCCAGCCGTAGCTCCGCCCGAACAGCTCGCCTACCTCCGCCCACGTCCGCCCCGGGCGCAGCCCTTGTACGGCGGCCTGCTGAATCGCATAGAGGGCCTGGTCGCTCGCTGCCAGTTTCTGGCGGGCTTCGAGAGCGGCGCGGCCTTGCGTGAGCAGGTCTTCGATGGCTGCGACTTCGGCGACTTTCGCCTCCAGGGACTCCGTGAACGCATCTGTCATGAGGCCAGAGTAGAAGTCAACACGCCGATTCTCAATAGAGTGTTGACACAGCCTCAGACTGGCTTCAGGATGGTGTTGAAGCGAACGGCGCTCCACCGCCGGAAGCCTCAAGCACCGCTCCACCGGTGCCCACAAATGAAGACGGCCCCAGCTCAGGGACTCCACTCCCTGGCCAGGGCCTGACCACCAGGTTCTGTAGAGGAGACCCTGTGGCTACCCAGATCGTACCGGCGCCCGAGCGCGCCGATCACCAGGGCGACACCGCCCCGCTACCCCCGGCCGCGTCCGCCGCTCTCGCTCGTCTGGAGCTGGCGCTCCTGCCGCTGGACCTGGTCCGTGCGGTGACCCGCTACAAGGTCGCGTCGGCTCGGACGGCCGAGTTGTCGCACCTGATGGATTCCCGCAACCTGTCGGGTGCCGAGTTCAACGCGCTGTTCGACGCGCAGGCGGCGATGGCGGGTGCTCGTGCGGAGCTGAAGGACGCGGGCCGCCTCGACTTGATCGAGGTGGCGTGATGCGGAGCCTGACGCTTCTCGCGGTCGCCGTCACCCTCGCCGCCCTGGCCTTGACCGCCTGCAATCCGCATCCGCAGGGTCCGGCGGGAACGGTCACCGGCAAGTCGTCGGAGTATCACTCGTCGACGAAGACCCGCTGGTACTTCCTCACCACCAGCAGCCGGTTCCGTGTCGGCTTCGGCACCTACAAGGCGTGCGCGCCGGGCGAGTCCTACCCGGGGTGTGCGTCGTGACCGCCCCGCCGTCGCCTCGGATTCCTGCGGACGCTTCCGATGATCTCTTGTACTGGATTCATTCGGAGACGCGGGATCAGACGCCGGCCGAGTTGCGGTCGACGTGTCCGATCCACCTGAACTGGCAGGACCGCTGCGCCCACCTGCACGAGGTCACGTCGTGAGCGACGAGCACGGCAAGGTCAAGGACCCCCTGCCGACCCGGCCGCCGCGCCCGCACCCCCAGGGCTGACCGCCCTCTAGACCACCGCGCCGGCGGAGAAATCCGACCCCACGGCACCCGCCGCCCGCGGTGTCCCACCCCGCACCACCCCCATCTCCCTTGTTCACCACTCGAAAGGCTCTGCCATGTCTGTGACCCTGCTCTCCGCCGACGACTTCTCCGCCGACGACGCGGCCATCGACCGGTTCGTGAAGCGCTCCGAGATGACCGTCGAGCAGCAGATCGTCATCGCGTTCCACCGGGCCCGCCGTGACGGCGACCGCGACCATCTGCGGTTCCTCCGCAGGTCTGCGCGAGCCCTCGACCCGGCTCTCCTCGACGAGCTGGACGGCTTCGGCAAATACCCGGCCGCGGCCTGACCCCCATACCGCCGGGCGGGGTCCATCCCCCTCGCCCCGCCCGGCACCTCCTGGTCTGGCTGGCCGGCGCATCACCGGTGCGGCGCCCTGCACGACCAGCACCACCACCCATCCACCGAACCGAGAGGAACCCCATGTTCCGTCGCGACGAGACCACCGGCGAGGAGATCGCCCACCGTGTGACGACTCCGGCTGGCTACCCCGTGATCACGATGCACCCCGATTTCCACCGGCAGACGCCGGGCGTCGAGGTCGAGGAGGTCCGCGGCCACTCCCGGGCGGACGGCTTCGTCGTCACGAGCGACGACTGACCACCAGCCCCGGCATCCACGCCGCGAGGGCGCGGGGTCGACTCCCGCCCGGGGCACGCAAGCACCGCATCCACCCAACCCGAGAGGAGCCCGTCATGGGCAGGAGCTACAGCTGGACCGCCCGTATCGGCGGCAAGACGGTCGCCGACGGCACCACGGAAGGCCGCGACGACCACACCCCGGAGCGCGTCCAGCGTTCGGCGTCCCTGGGCGTGTCCCTGGAGGCCGGCGTGCCTGCTGGGCAGGTCGACGTCGAGGTGACCGAGCGGAAGAGCGTCCGCCAGCAGGCGGCCGAAGCCCGCGCCGCACGCCGCTGACCAACCATCCGATCCAGAACCCCAACCCCGAAAGGACCCTCATGGGCCGCTTCAGCAACTTCGTCCTCGGCACCCCCGAGCAGCGTGACCACAACGCCCGCTTCAACCACCGCGACGCCGACCCCAACAGCTCCGAATACCTGGCCTCCCACGACCGTGTCGTCGCCGCCGAGAAGGCCGCGAAGACCAAGAAGAAGTGAAGCCCACCCCTAAGGGCGAGTGCCCGCAGTGCTGGCGGCACGCCTACGACCGGAGCATTCACCGCCGTCAGGACCAGACCAAGGACTGCCCGCAGTGCGTCGACCACATGATCAACGGCTGCCCCGGCATCAACCGCTGACCGGCTGCCGCCCCTGAAGAGAGGCCCCCATGCACCCGTATCTGATCACTGCGAAGCCCGGCCGGTGGCGCCGTGCCGCCGTCTGGGCGGGCCGGTGGACGGTGCGGGTGCTGGCCCTGGCCGTCATGACCGCCCTCGGGACGGTCGTGTTCGCCATCCGTTCCGCCCGCCCGGTCATCAACTACTTGGCGATCCGGGCGGCCTGGCTGGAGTTGTGGGCGGCGTCGGTGACCGGGATCGGCCCGGTCGGGGCGGCTGTCGGCTCGGGCCTGACCGATGAGTTTGTCCGCGAATTCCACAAGGCGCGCACCGGCGCGCCCGCCTGAAAGGACGGCACCCGTGCCGATCACCTTCCGCAAGAGCTTCCGGATCTTCCCCGGGGTCCGCCTCAACATCAACACCAAGTCGTGGTCGCTGACCTTCGGCGGCAAGCACGGACCGCACTACACGCGCAGCAGCACCGGCCGCCGCACCACCTCGATGGACCTTCCCGGCCCCTTCGGCTGGCGCCGGACCACCCGGCGGGGGAGGGGCTGACATGCGAACCCTCGCCGCCATCGTCCAGCTGAAGGCCGCCGACACCGCCCTCGCCATCCACGCCGCCAGCCAGCGCCTCGCCGGGATCACCGTCGAGACACCGCTGTACCGCCGCCTCAACTCGGCGGTCGCCAAGGCCGACGCGAACCCGCATCTGCCGTCCCGCTACCGCGACCCCCGCGACGTAGCCGACTCCGCAGCCTGAACCGAAAGGACACCGAACCCCATGACCGCCAGCCCGCCCCTGAACGGCCACGCCAGGCCGACCCTGCCCGTGCTTGGGGACTGGCGGCCCGCCACACCCGAGCCCGTCGAGGAACAGCGCACCCCCGAACCCCAGCCCGAGCCGGCCGCCGTCGACGCAGAGGTGGCCCGCGCCAAGGCGTGGGCCGAGGTTGAGGAGCGGCGCATCGTCGCCGAAGCCGCAGCCGAGAAGGAACGCATCGCAGCCCAGGCCGAAGCTGATGCCATTCGCGCCAAGGGTGAGGAGGAAGCCCGCCGGCTGCGCCTCAACAACGACAAGATGGAGCGGAAGGAAGCCGAGGAGCAGGCCGCGTCCGAGGCCCGCATCGCCGAATCGCACCGCAAGCGCGACGAAGCCGTTCGCGCCCGCGAGAAGGCGCGCGAGCAGGACGAAGCCGAGCAGGTTGCCGCAGCCGTCCAGGACGAGAAGCGGGAGAAGTCCGCCAAGTCGTGGCGGAACGCGGCCCTCGGGTTCGCGGTCGCCTGTGCTGTCGTGGCGCTGCCAGTGCAGCTGTCCGCGTTCTACAACCCGCACGCCAAGTGGCTGCTCGCCGCCCCCGTCATGCTCGAAGGAGGCGCGTGGGTCGTGCTCCGCGGCGCCGCAGCCGCCGTCGATGACCACCGGCCGCACTGGCACTACCGGCTCATCGCCTGGCTGCTGGCGTTCATTGCCGCGGCCGTGAACCTCTCCCACGGCCTCGCCCACTTCGATCCGGCGACCGCCATCGGCACCGCGTTCGCCTCGCTCGCCGGCCCCGGCGTGTGGGACCTCCACGAGCACGGCCGCATCCGCAAGCGCGACGGGGCGAAGACCCGCAGCGAGCGCAAGGCCGAGGCGAAGGCCGCCAGGGTGGAGGCGAAGCGCAAGGCCGCCGAGGAGGCTCGGCGCGCCGCCGAGAAGCAGGCCGCTGACGAGGCTGCCGAGGAGGCGCGACTGAAGCTCGCTGAGGACCGCGAGTCGATGTTCCCGGACGTGTGGGAGCACGCCCTGAAGCTCGCCGCCGCTCTGGGCGAGACGACCGTCACCGACGCCGTCTGGCGGCGCGCACACAAGGACGTGAAGGGCACCGACCCGGGCGACTCGCCAGAAGCCCAGCTGCTCCGCAATGCGGCGGCGCGACGCCTCCTCGACGCCCGCGCCGACGCCCCCGAGAAGAGCGTATGGAAGATCCAAGATGCGCAGGTCAATCCACAAGTCCCCCCTACTGGCCGTAGGGGTTCGGTTACCGGTCCGCCGGTGCGCGGGACGCGACGCGCAGGCGACACCCCGAAGTTCGTGGACGCCGCCCGAAAGCAGGCCGCCCTCACCGCCAAGAACGCCGTCCAGAAGGACCCGTCATGAGCCTCGACCAGCACCCCGACTTCCCCGCCGACTGGGACCTGTCCAAGGTGATCCCCGGCGAGCTGCACGTGCCCGACGACCTGTCCGGTGAAGACATCGCGCCCGGCAGCGTCGTGCCCTACGAGCCGCGGACCCCGGTCCTGTCGAAGGTCGGCGGGGCCAGCCTGGTCGTCGTCGCGAGGACCGCCCGGTTCACCGGCCTGTCCGTCCGCTACCTTTGCGTCGGCGCGAAGGCAGTCAGCTTCCTCGGCTGGCGGTACGTGCGCGGCCACGATCTTCAGGAAGTTATCGGCGGCATGCAGTCGAAGGCCGACTGGAACAAGGTCAAGCAGGAGCGGCAGTCCCGCTGGAAGTTCCTTGGCTGGGCCTCGGGCGTGACGGTTGGCCTCAACCTGGCCGGCTGGTGGGCGCTCGTGCGCTTCGGCGAGATGACGGCTCTCGACTGGTCGTGGATGATCCCGTCTGGCACGACCGGAGCGATCGCCGCAACCCTGGTCACCCTGTACGGCCGTTACCGGGCCAACCGGCCCGAGATCGGCCCCATGCAGATGATCGCCGAGCAGGACGACCTCAACTCGGACGAGCCGTTCCCGCTGGCCGTATGCACGTCACCGGGCATGGTTGAGGACTGCGTGTCCCGCGCCCTCGCCTGGGAAGGCGTCGGCACCCGTGCGGTGCGGGCGCTCGGCTTCCGTGGATGGGGCTGGGAGATCGACGTCATCCTCAAGGGCTCCACCCCTGGCAAGGTCAACGCGGTGACCGAGCAGCTCGACACGCACTTCGGGATCAAGCACGGCGGCACCCTCATCGACCCCGACCCGCAGGACGCCTCCCACCTCGTGCTGCGGCTGGTCACCGCGAACCCGTTCGAGAACATGCCGAAGCCCGTCGTGCACGCCCCGAACAGCCTCGACATCTCCGACCCGCACAACTTCGGCCGTTGCATGGACGGGTCGCCGCTCGACCTCGTCCTCGAAGGGCTGCGGATCCTGGCGATCGGCGTGTCTGGTGCCGCGAAGACCACCGGCGTGCTCCGGGACCTTGCTGAAGTCGTCACCGCGTGCCACAACGCAATCGCCCTCGACCTCGACCCGGTCAAGGACGGGCTCCGCGAGTTCGAGGGCGTCATGGCCGTCCCGCCGATCCGCGGCAACAAGGCGTGCGAGGAGTGGCTCGGCTACCTGGTCAAGATGGCCAAGGGCCGCAACACCGTCCGAAACCGGCTCAACATGGGCGACACCTGGGTTGCCACCAAGGAGCACCCGGCGATCTTCCCGTTCGTCGACGAGTTCATCTACCTCAGCCAGACAGCCAAGGAGCTCTTCATCGAACTGCTGCGCCTGGCCAAGCAATCCGGGATCTACCCGGTCGCCGCAGGCCAGGACGCCACCAGCGACGCCATGGGTGACGCGATCGCCGACTCGTTCACCCTGCGGATCATGCTGGCCGCACGGCACGCAGACATCCCGCTTGTCCTCGGTCGGGGGGCCATCGCGGCAGGCTACCGGCCCGACCGACTGGTGCCCGCCCAGACCAAGGACATCAAGAACGACGCCGGCCAGTCCTACATCAAGGGTCCCAGTCTCGACCGGCCGCTGCTGTACGGCTGGAACGAGCACAGCCGCGTCGGTATCCAGCAGGCCGTAGCCGACCGCAAGGCCGCGGGCCGGCCGTGGTTCGACCGCGACACGCTGCAGACCGCCGGACTGCTTCACCTCATGGACGGCGGCACGGGGGAGAAGCGGATCCCCGGCGACCGGCAGATCGTTGTCGACGCGATCGAGGTCATGGCTACGGCCGGTGTCGAGCGGATCCGGCCCGAGCCTCTCGCTGAGGCGCTTGCCGGCTTCAACCCGGACCTGTACGCCGACCTCACGGCGGCTGAGTTGCGGAAGCTGCTCAAGGACGTCGGGGTCGGCGCTCCGGTGCCAATCGGCGACATCGACGGCCTCACCAATCCGCGCGGCTACAAGCTCGAAGCGCTGACTGTTTTGACCTAGAACGTCCACTGCTCGCGAGGTGCTCGGCACTGCTCGACCGCAGGTCACAGCCGCTCGACCAGGTGCTCGACCAACTGCTCGCCGAAAACCCGAGCACCCCGCGAGCAGTACCCCGAGCGGCTGTGACCTGCAACGGAGCACCAGCGAGCACCACCCGAGCACTTCACAAACCACAACAAACCGATCACCCGCCCGAGGAGTCACGATCATGGCAGCGAAGCGTCAGCCGGCCCGCCGGAGCACCCCGGCGAAGCGTCGCACCACGTCCGCTCGCACCCCCGCACGCAAGCACCCCGCCCGCCGCGTCAAGATCCCCAAAGGCGGCCCGATCCACGCCCGGATCGGGGCCAAGATGGTCTTCTTCGCCGTCTCCCACCTCGACACCCACGGCGACACCGTCCGCTCCCGCAAGGACGCCGCGATCCTCCGCGCCACCCACAAGGACTGCCCCACCTGTAAGGGCAACGGGCAGATCTTCACCAAGGGCAAAGACGGCTCGTTCACCGGGTCGAAGCCCTGCCCGGCCAAGCCCACTAAGGAGAAAGTCTCCAAGTGGGAGGTGTACAAGGCATCCCGGTTCGGCGCCGACAAGAACACCGGCTTGGTCGGCTGGGCGTGCCCCTGCGGGAAGAAGGAGAAGCCCCGCTACCGTGACGCCAAAGAAGCCACCAAGGCGCTGCGCACCCACGAACGGGCCAAGCATGGCGGGAAGAGCGTCGGCGGCGCCTGGTACGGCCAGGCCACCCAGACCGCCACCGAGCAGCCCAAGCAGGAGGCGACGCCATCAAAGGTCGTCACCGACTCCGGCATGACCGATGAACAGTGGATCAAGCAGAACAAGAAGATGCACCCCGGCAAGGCCATCGCCGCCGGCAAGTGCTGGATGTGCGCCGGAGAACGCAAGCTCCACGGCGCGTTCGGCGGCCAGCAAATCATCGCCGTCTGCCCCGAATGCAAAGGCAGCGGCAAGCCCGCCGTCGCCACCGCCAGCTGAAAGGAACGTCACCGACCATGACCGTCCTGCCCGAGCCGCCCGTCACGACCGGGCAGGCCGACAACCCGCTCATCGACTCCGTCATGCAGGCGGCTGTCCGTGACTTCATCACTCAGACCAGCTACCGCAACCCCGACCCCGACGTACCCAGCCACAAGGACGGGCCGCGCGTCGGCGACACCCCGCCCGTCGCCCAGCCCGACAGCCGGATCGTCCCGCAGTGGGCCCTCGGAATCGCCGTCGCCTCCATCGGCGTCGGAGCCGGATCGATCGGCCTCGGCTGCGCGGTCTGGCTCGCCTGCAAAGGCCTGTCCTCCGTGATCCACAGCCTGTCATCCGTGACCCTGGCCGGCGTCCTCACCGTCGCCATCCCGTTCGCCGGCGCCACCATGCTGGCCACCGCCATCGGCGGCGCCATCAGCAAAGCCAAGAAGGCCGTCGTGCCCGACGTGCACATCCATGAGGGCACCGAATACCACGAGCATCACAACGATCAGCGGCGGGCCGTCTGGCAGAAGGACGTCGTGAAGCAGCAGAAGCGCTGACCTACGGCACGCCAGGGCCCCGGCCGGGATCGTCTCCGGTCGGGGCCTTTGTTGTGCGGTGGGCTACTTCTTCGCGCGCCGGGCTTCGCGGATGGCTTCGGCGGCCTCGGGGTTGGCGATGCGGCGGACGGTTTCGCGGGTGTATCCGGTGGCGGCGGCGATGTCCTTCTGGGTGGCGCCGGCGGCGAGGGCTTCGAGGACGTCGGCGGTGCGTTGTTTCTCGGCGTCTTCGACGGCCGTTTCGTAGCGGGCGCGGATGGCGGCGAGGTCGTTGGGTGCGGGCATGAATCCAAGTGTGGCTTATCCGGTAGGCCTAGTCTAGTTGACGTGCGTAATGCGGTAGGCCTACCATGTAGCTATCAGTGCAACGCAAGGGGGACCAGATGATCCGCTCGACCCGCACCCGCCGCCCCATCGCCCACCGGGTACTCGCCGCCGCCAGCCGCACCACGAAGGCCCTCGCCTACCGCACTCTCTCCGGTGCGATCGCGGTCCTCGTCGACGCCGCCAAGCTCATCCGCACCGGCGACTTCCTCCAGCGCATCGGCGGCGCGGATCTTCCCGACGGCCAGCAGTCCTGGTACGGCCGCCATGTCGCGAAGGCCTACCGCGCCACCCACGGCGGCGACGCGGTCAAGGTCTGGGCGCAGCACCGCACGACCGGCAAGTGGATCCACGTCTACGTCTACGGCCCCATCGACGAGGCGCTGTACGCCGGGCTCCGCTCCTACAAGGGCACCCGCCACCTCCTCGCCGGTACGTACACGGAGGCCGCCTAGACCAACTTCACGCAGGACCCCCAGCCGCTCCCCGCGTGGGAGGAGACCGCCGAGGAGGTCGCCGCCTGGGACCGCTGGTGGGGCGACCGCGACACCGACACCGACCGGGAAGAGGATTGATGACCGCACCGCCCGCCCCGTCGATGGCCGAGCTGTACCCGATCAAGCGGGTCCGCTTCGTGAAAGGCCGCACCTACCACCGCACGAAGCGCCCCGCCGACGAACGCTGGTGGGATCTCCTCGAAGCGGCTTGCGGGAAATCCGGCTACCTCGAACGCGGTTTCCCCCTCGGCGCCATCACCCCGTGCCGAGGCTGCGTGAAGGCAGTTGAGGCCGACGAATCAAACGCATCGCCCGACAGGACAGGATGAACCACATGCCCGACCAGTCCGAACTCCGCGTAATCGCCGCCGAACTGATCCGCAACGCCATCAAGGAGATCGACTCCGAAGTCGCATGCGACCACGTCATTGCCACCCGGGGCGAGGAAGTCGACGTCGACGCGTTCGCTTTCGGCTCCGAGGCGGCTGTCCGGGCGGCGCAGGTCGACATCTCGTGGGACGGCGACGCTGAGACGGACGCCTCCCGCCTCGTCCGCGTTGAGCTGCTGGTGGAGCACGCCAGAGACAAGGGCAACGCGACCATCGACACGGACCTCCTGCTCGACGTGCTCGGCTTGGAGTCGTGACTCGCGCCGCCTGACCCCACCAACGCCGAAGGCCCCGATCCGCCGTCCGGACCGGGGCCTTCGCGCTGCACCCTCAACTGCCGTTTGCCGCCGCCTGTCGCCGCTGCCACCACCGGTATCCGGCCCGCGGCGCCTCCCAGTAGACGGCCCGCAGAATCCAATACCCGGCGTACAGCATCCACCACATCGCCTTGAACATGCCGACCATCGCGGCGATACACAGGCCGAAGAACCCGGACGTAGCGCGCCCCGGCGACGCCGACACACTGAGCGGGCCAATCCCGCCCGACAAGCGGACACCCATAACGAACCCCCCAACACGCGATGCGGGCCCCGCCGCACGGTGCCGGGATGCTACCGCCGCCCGCATGCGTGAGGCCCCGGAGCCGCCAAGCCCGGGGCCTCACCCGTCCGCCACCCTCAGCGGTTCTTGCGCCCCCGCGACTGCCGCGTCCGGCTCGCCTTTCGGGACATGGCGCTGCGCTCGACGTGCGTGCGGCCCGCGTTCGAGATACGGGCGGCCTTCGACTTCGACGCACCCTTGCGTCGCAATGCGCGATAAACGGCGAAGCGCGTCCGGTACACAAATCCGGCGCGGCCGCCCTTGCTGGAGACCAAGCCCGCCACCTCCGAACGCTCGAATCGAAGCCTGATGCATCCTCTAGCCTACGATTCAAAGGTACAGGCGAAGGAGGAAGGCCACCATGCCCAACCCGAACGGCACCCCATACAACCCCGCCGACAATCCTCGCAACACCAGCAACGGCCGCTTCCTCCGCAACCCCGAAACCGTCACCCGCGACGCAGAAGCCGCCCGCCTCCGCTCCCAAGGCCGCACCTACCAGCAGATCGCCGAGCAGCTCGGCTTCAACCACCGCCGCGAAGCACAGAGCGCCGTCGACCGCGCCCTCGCCGAAATCATCCGCGAACCCGCCGAAGCCGTCCTCCACTTCGAACTCGAACGCCTCGACGCCGAACTCCGCCGCCTCGACACCCTCGAAACCGCCGCCCGCGAGGTGCTGGCCGCCGACCACATCATGGTCAACAACGGGCGCGTCATCCAACACCCCGGCACCGACGAGCCGATGCAGGACCACGCACCCCGCCTCCAAGCCATCGACCGCCTCGTAAAAATCGAAGACGCG